ACAGCTCGTCCAATGCACCCTGCCAGTCGGGCGGCTGCGGATTAACTCAGTAGACACGGCTAAGCATGTAGTACCGACAGCGGAGTACTGGCGGACGGGGGTTCAAATCCCCCCGGCTCCACCAAATAAGCGTTATAAATCAGGCACTTAGCGAAATTCGCAAGTGCCTTTTTTGTGCCTACTGGGGCTGTTTTGGCTTGGTAATGCCAGCTTTATGACAGCTTTCGGCAGGTACCATTCTCATCAGCGGGTATGTGGTCAACGAGGGACGCTATGTCAGTCAGCAACAACCCCGCAGGGCGCATCAAAGACATTCTGACTCACTTAAGGAACGCCAATCAGAGGGGTCCAATACTGCACGCTTGGGCGGCAGCATTCGAATGCGACCCTGGCGACACCAGAGCCCTCATGGTAGGTCTATTGAATCTGGGCAAACTCAATGACCTGGCTCGAGAAGTGACGTTGAGATATGTTGATGACTGCCCTGGCTTTTACCTTGAGCCTTTTGCCTCAGTGGAAGCCCTCTGCAATCACTGGCATATGGAGACGCAACTAGTCTCGGTGCCAGGCAATCCCTCAGAAGCTACCATGACCGCACTAGCATTCGTCGACCACCATCTGGCTCGTCATTTTGCTGCGAATGCCTCAGGAACTTCAGATCAGATAGCGGCTTTGATCGCAACGCTCGATACCCTGCTTGAAGACTGTCTACGAGCAGAAATGGATACGGAGTTGAAGCTCCTGCTTATACGACAGGTGCAATCAATACGCGCCGCACTCGTAAATTTCCGTGTATCCGGCCCCGAGGGATTGGAAGCCGCTTTGGAGCAGGCCTATGGCTCCATGATAAGAAACAAAGATACAGTCAAAGCAGGGCAGGCCAGTGGAGATACCAGACTCGAACGGTTTTTCGACATCCTTGGAAAAACCAGCGACCTACAGTCCGGCTTTCAGCTCATTCAGCCTGCTCTAGCACCTGCTGCAACGCTTTTGCTGAGCGTATTCAACTGAATGCGAAGTGACTGCTTGTTGGGCGCGCCTACAGCTCCATTTCCCTCGCGATCTGAGTATGGTGAATGCCGACCGCTAGCGCCTTTTCAGCATCGCGCTTCATCAGCTGAAGCGCTTTTTACTCGAATGCGCAAGCCATCCGTTCGGCCTTACGAACAATGAGCACCGCTAGCTCCGGCGGGAAAGGTGGTTTTTTTATCGTCGTTAGCCGACTGTTGTCGCTAGCTGTCATATTTGAGCCTCCTACGGATTAGGGGGAGCATGCCGCGTAATAAAAAGGCCCCGACCGTTAATGGATTGAGGCCTTTTCGTTTTCTACCACCGCATCCATCAAGCCGGTATGCGCGCAGGATTTCGAGGTTTTATTCACAGGGTACTGCTCGAATAATCCCCGCCGGCAGCGCCCATTAGAGCCGGGCCGGCGCCATAGCCATGAAGTCGTTACTCACGAGTTTCAGTAGTGATATTACCTGCTTTTTTTGAAAAAAATCAGGTAATTCCACTGCGGTATCGGCTGAAACTACGCTTAAGAACTTGCGGGCTTCGGTGGTTGATACCGCGCAAAATTGACCTCAAGAGTGTTGCCAGTAGACCCATCCGTTAGCACCATCTTCTTGACCATTGGCATGTTTAACAGCCCATCACTGCTCATGATGCCCTCTGGCCAATACTCCCTTTTTTCCCAGCTCATCTCATAGAGAGGACCACCAATACCGCCACCCGCGCCCGTCTTGGGATCCGTCCAAACTCCGATCCCCGTACCGCCGCCGATGGCTCCCCGCTTCTCGATCGGTTTGAGAGAGGTACTCTTACGCTTCACCCCTGAATCTTATATCGCTTGCATATCAGACATCATGTCGGCATCGACTTGCCCTGTTCTTTCAGCTTCCATACGGGTTCCAATCGCTCGTCGACTGGTTTCCATCGCAACACCGCTAGCACGCCGATTTATTTCCATGGCAGCACCGCTTGCGCGCCGAGCTTCTTCGTTTGTCTTCAGCACTTCTCCTACAGACTTATGTGTTTTCGCATGACGCTACGAGACTTATCGATACTGGCTGCAGGAAACTGCACGGGGCGCACCGTCGGGTTCTTATCGAGCTTGTGGATCACCCGTACGCTGGCAGACATCCAGCAGGCTGTCTGGTGCGTTTGGCGGTATTAACCAAGGCTGGCCCGCAGGAATATCGAAAGCTGAACTATTCATGCTTCTTCCAATTGATCCAGGTATTCGTCGAGCATGGCCGGTAAGTTTTCGCCGAGGCCAGCCGCGATATTTCGAGCCCCTGCGATCTCGCGCTGCAAGGCTTCGATATGGTGGAGCTCGATGTCTGGGTACTTACGTTTCACCTTCTGGCCAACCGTGTCGAGGGTTGACCCTATCTGGGCGGCGATTCGGCTCAGCGCAAAAATCGCAAAGTCGACAGGCACGAGCCGGCGGTCCGCAATGTCGTTCTTCTTCTCCTGTCCGATCCGCTGCGCGGCGGTGAGGCCTCGCCGCTCCTCCATGAGCCTGTACTCAATCAAGGGATCAATGTCATCACCCTCGGGTATGCCCGTTTCCGCTTTTAGCTGGCCCGCGGCAAGGCCTCTAAGGTAGCGGATGTAAGCAACCCGACCGGCCTCGAGGTCAAGCCCGCCATTGCCCTTAGAGCCAGGCAGCACGCCATCCCTAAGTAGGTTGCGTACCTGCCGATCAGTGATATCCAGGTGCTCGGCTAGCTGTTTTTGATTCGCCATAGGCCACCAAAGCGGAAGCGGAAACGGCCTCTCGCTGAAAAAGTCATAAATACCGGAAAATCGGGGCTCGAATCACCCTCACCCCATGGGGTGGTGGGAAAGGACTTTTTTCGTTTTCGAGCATTGCCCGTCGATTTCGATGCGCACCATTCTAGTACGCACTGAATGAGTAGCCAGCTGGTTAGCCGCTGATCACGTCCTCTCGCGTGATGGGCTCGGCTTCACGTTCCTCGGCAGCTGCCCGCGCTGCATTGAGCCTAAAAGCTCAAGACGAAGCCCCGCCCAAATCTGCGCTGTTCAAGCATCTGTCCTGGCGAATTAGCCTGGTGCGCTCAAGCACTCCTGAGCTGAGGAAAGCCGATTACTGGGTGACCTTCGGTCAAATCGAGCTCGCGCTGCTCGCGGGGTTCCTTACAGCTGATCAAGCTGCAGCCAGTCATGCCGATCTGAACTCGGTCATGGACTCGACCAGCACGCGCTCCTTCAACATGGACGACAGCATCCGGCTAACTATGGATGCCCGACGCTATCAATACCTGCGCGCCAAGTCTGGAGAAGACTCCCTGCTTCTAATAGCGGTACCCAGCTTTCCCGGTGGTCCTGTACCGGTAAGCGGGGTAATGCTCGACACCCTTATCGACGCTGAGTTGGCAGAAGTTTCATCCAGTGAGGCGATGACCGATGAATAACCGCCCCTAAATCTCTACTGGTGCTCGAGAGTTGGCAGACCTAGGCCAGCGCTTGGTTCGATTCGGCTACGCGCTTCAGCAGGACCACACTACCGCCACCGAGCTCATAGAGCTGGCGGGCGCCTGCGGTATTCACTTCCAGCTTCGAACAGTAGCTGACCACCACGCATCCCGCATTGATCGCATCTCCAACCAGGAGGGTCTGGCATGCGCTTAAGCAAAGCTGGCGCCGAACGGCTATACGACCTCGCCAGGAATGCCGGGCGGTTCAGCCTTCGCAGTCAGTTCATCATTGCTCGCTGGATGGCAAGGGACGCTACAGCCGCTCGCCAACACTACGACCTTTATTTTGCCTGGGCCTTGCGCAGCGCCTACGATCTTGGGAAAGCAGCGGCGCTGGCCAGGCAGGCCAAGCAACTGCGAGAAGGCCAAAGCCGCCTGGCAGAAGATATTTGCGTTGCGCTTCGATTGCTGCATCGAGAAATGGCGAACTTGATGTCATTTGATGCGATCTGCGACCTAATTGGTGTGAATCCAGTTCACCGCGCTACAGCGCTTTAGAAGTTCGAAGTCGGCCATGGAGCTATCACCACAATTGCTTTCATTGCTGAGTTTGAGGACAGCGCGCGCACCCACTCCGGCCGCAAGATTCACAAGTTTGAAACAGGTCCTCTTTTCGCTGTTTTTCAGGCAGGTTTTCAGCATGAATTGAAGGCAAACCCCTGGTTCATGAACGGTCTGCAAACGGCGTCACAAATGACACAAGATCCCGCGTTTTACACGCATTTGGCTAACAGCTCGATTGTCGGCGGTGCGCAACAGGGACCCGCCTCCCTGTGCTTGTATAAAGCAATGTTCCCAGAGGATGAGGTAGCAGAGCCACGCCTTTGGCAGCCGACCAGGCACTGATATGACGCGTCATTTGTTTTCAAAAATCACGCATGACGCGTTAGGGATAAGGTAGGCAAATGCGCTACATGACCGTCAGGAAATTCGCCAGCGAGTCTGGCTATAGCGTGGACGCGATCCGCTCCAAGATCCGTGATGGCATCTGGCGGCTCGGTGAGATATGGAACAGAGCGCCGGATGGCCGGACACTTATCGATGTGGTGGGGTATGAAGCATGGGTAGAGGCGGGAGGGGAGTTCGGGCGGTCTCCGATAGCATCCAGATCACGTTCATGTATCGGGGCGTCAGGTGTCGCGAACGAATCACTTTAAAGCCCACCGCCACTAATCTGAAGAAGGCGGAGCAGCACAAGGCAGCGATCGAGCACGCTATCTCGATCGGAACCTTCGACTACTCGGTGACCTTCCCGGGCTCGCCCAGGGCAGCGAAGTTTGCGCCCGAGGCCAGCAGATAAACGGTCAATGGATTTCTAACCAGGTGGCTCGAGGCGAAGAAGAAACACATCGTGAGGAGTACCTTCGAAGGCTACAGGAAAATGGTGGAGCTTCGACTTGTGCCGGCCCTGGGCGATCACATGCTGGTCGACATGAAGCGCAAGATCGTGCGCGACTGGCTGGACACCTTGCTGGTGAGTAACAAGACATTGAGTAATATCCAGAGCTGCCTTCGTTCAGCGCTCAACGATGCCTGCGACGAAGAACTTATAGAGGTAAACCCATTGGCGGGCTGGACGTACTCAAGGAAAGAGGCACCGCCGCGAAAGGATGATGTTGATCCATTCAGTCCAGAGGAGCAGCAACCAGTGCTGGGCGCCCTCTCTGGCCAAGCCCGAAACATGATGCAGTTCGCGTTGTGGACTGGTATGCGCACCAGCGAACTAGTGGCACTCGACTGGGGTGATATCGACTGGTTGCGCGAAGAGGTACTGGTGACCCGCGCAATGACTCAAGCGGCCCGCGGTAAGGCTGAGACAACAAAGACCGCTGCAGGGCGACGCAGTGTAAAGCTGCTCCGGCCGGCCATGGAAGCGTTGAAAGCGCAGAAGGCACACGCATTTTTGGCGGATGCGGAGGTTTTCCAGAACCCGCGTACGCTGGAGCGCTGGGCAGGAGACGGGCCGATCAGGAAGACCATGTGGGCCCCAGCAATGAAGAAGGCTGGTGTGAGATATCGACGGCCTTATCAGACCCGGCACACTTATGCCTCAATGATGCTGTCTGCTGGCGAGCATCCTATGTGGGTAGCCAAGCAAATGGGGCATACCGATTGGACAATGATTGCCAGAGTGTATGGGCGTTGGATGCCCCACTCAGATAGAGATGCGGGACTAGGGCGGAAACCGTTTGGATTAAAGATTACGTCGGTATAGAAGCACTTGATCAGCAGGGTCAGATAGGGTGATAGTATATGATTTTGATCTGGCAGGAGCCTAAAGAATGGAATCCAACTCGCTTGCTATTGCTTCCTTCGTAAAAAGAAACTGGGACAAAATCAGTACGCTATATAAAAGTGCTGATGAATCATTGCAAATCACTATGCGCACCGCCTACTCAAACTATCTATCTAACTCTGCAGAAAGGCACTCTAAGGGCAAGTCATTTTTCATTCGTCAACCCACTTATATATATAACTATTATGTCCCTATCAGCATACGAATACACCACGACGAAATTCACAAGCCCGGCATTTTGAGCTGTACGGCCAATCACAACAGGATTGTTATTGCAGGAAGCGGCGGATCAGGAAAAAGTGTATTACTAAAACACTTGTTCATGGACTGCATAAACAGCGGAGCATTTGTACCAATATTAATCGAGTTACGAGACCTCAACCATCGAGACTCAGACCTCGAGAAGCTCATACTTGAAAACCTTGAGGTCTATGGCTTAAACATTGAAAGTAAATATTACGAAGCTTCGAAGAAAAGTGGTACATTTTGCTTTTTTCTAGATGGTTACGACGAAGTTTCACATAGCAAAAGAGCAAAGCTTACGAGAGACAT